AGGAGAGTTCATCTGCATCAGGTTAGTAACTACCTGATTGATTTGTTCCCAAGTTACAGGAAGTTGGTCACTTAATTCAGGTTCAGCTCGATTGACTTTACCAGTGTCAAGAGCCTTCTTACTAATGTTGACGTTCTTGAATCCAGAGCCTTCTTTGGCGGTGAATCTTTCATCACCTTCCATAAAAGAAATGAACTCAGAAGTGGAACGAGTAATAACATCACACCAAAACTCAGCAATAACCTTCCAAGTGATACCAAGACGTTGAAGGGCGTTGGCATTTGATTTTTTGTATTCGTAAGCAGTTCCACCTCCACCTTCAAGCGAGCCTCCATAGATTGAAGGGAAAGAACCTGTTACGAACTGTGCTCTTTGTGTAATATCTTTATTGTAAACTTCAATCTCTGAAGAGAGCGTAGCAGTCTTAGTTTGAAAGAAGCCCTCTCCAAGAGATTTACCGGGGTCGCTTCCTTTAGTTAAGGTAACTGAGCCCGGCCGCGCCATACTCTTATTATATTCGTCTAAGTCTAAGACTTCAGGCTTGACGAATGTTTCAGGAATACCGTGCTCAACAGTCTGGAGTCTTAATTCATCAATCTCTGCTTGTATATCTTGGGCTGTGGCAAGGTTAGTTCCAAGTGGTTCTCCATGTATAAAGGATGATAGAGGACTAATCGAGATTGTCCAGTGCTCATCCAACGCTTCTTTTGTAATATATTTAAGTTCATCATTAATGAAGATGCAATAACAGCCTTCGGGATAAAGAGCGAGAAGTTCGTTAATTTCTTTTTCTTTTCCGTCACCAAGAATATGAAACTGCCAAGGACGAAGCCAAAGACATTTGACTGAGGCGACGTTTTCAGGTGCGGCTCCAAAATAGTTTGTAGAGTTGCGTGCCCAATCCATCGAATCCTGATTGGTGTATGTGCCAATCTTATTGTCACGAAAAGATGACTGAACATAAGCAACGTTCTGAGAGAAGTTAAGTAAGAGGTAGCCACAATTAACTTGCTCTTTTGCATAGATGCTCACTTTAACTGAACGAGGGTCGAATACGTCGATTAGAACTCTACCTTTATTAACTTTCTCAACTCCAGTTTGAACTTCCATTTCGGCCATTACAGGCTGAGAAACTGGAGGAGCAACCTGACCACACTGGTCACAAGGAAGTGGCTCTAAAATAGGTTCAGGAGTTTGTCCATATTCATAGTCGCAAACTGGACAGGTATTAGAAAACTCAGGAATCTGAATAGTTTCAATCTTCGGCTTATGAATGATTCCGTATTTCTCGTCAGTTCTATAATAGTTATATGCGAAGATAGTGCCGTGATTGAAAAATACAGCTAAAGCCCGCATGAAAATCATTGGGGCTTTAATATGCTTCTGAATTAATGCTGAAACTTGCGAGTGTGCGTCGGCCGCTTCAATATCGAGCGGATTCTCTGCATCATCTGGAAAGAATACAACCGAAGGGACAGTTGTTGATAAAGCAGCAATAATGGCTTCAGCGTGTGCTCTATATATAGCGATAATACGAGGAGGAATATTAAGGTCGTCATCGTTTTCCAATGAATCCCAGTCGGGAATTCTCCACCCACCAAGTCCTCCTCCCATTCCAGCATCCCAGAATAAGGCAATAATGTTATTGAAATAATACTCTAATCTGGCCCATTTCTGAATCATGGCCCAGTAAACGCCTTGGTCTTCTCTTTCGCAAATCCTTAAGATTTGTAGAACTTCTCCTTGTAACTCCTCAGAGATAGGAAGATTAGGGTCTTGCTTATCTTCAAGACCTACAGGGTCAACTGGAGGATTAGGAGTAGATGGAGCTACAGTTAAGTCTTCCATTACTCAACTTCCGTTGGAGCTTCAAATTCTTTATGCACTTTATGTGCTCTTTTCGCAAGACCAGCTTGAACTTCCTTCCAAGACGGCCGCTTGAAACTCTTAAAAGGCTGCTCTACTTTATTCTCTTGCACCGCAGGTGGTTCTAAAAGTAAACTCTTAAGATAATGATTCTCAGCCTTTAATTCTTCATTCCACTTATTAGTGACGACGCATGTGGGACACTGAGAAACGGCGTCTACGAGTCGTCGAAACGCGACGAGACTTCGCCTCAAGATGTTCCAGCTTCCTATACATGCTCGTAATATCAGTTGTCTGAGAAATTGCAGCATCAACTTCCTTTAACCTTTCCATTTCAGCAGCGTCTTTGATTAGATATTCTTTTACTCCAGAGAGTAAAATTCGTAAACCATCATAAGGGTCGTCACCAGCGAATTCAGCTACGTCTTCAGTATTAACTTGGTCGTAAATGCAATCAGGGACTGTATTAATTAACTTTTGACAAGTGTTAAAGACTTGCAATTTAGGTATATTCGTTTCTGGTTCTTGTGGCTTATAAGCACTTGCGTAATTCTCATAAGCCTTAGTTCCTTTGTTTCTAAAGAGGTGGTCAGCGAATTCTGCATCATAAGGTTCTAAGTACTGTTGTATATCTGCTTTCGGCCGCCACCGTAAATATTCATGAACTAAAAGCTTACCTGCTACACGAGCCTTTTCTCCGAGAACTACTCCACACTTGAAATGATTAGCGTTACAAGCCTTCTGTAACTGAGATTGAATAGTTTGCATTTCTCCGCGTTGCTGAGTTGCCGAGTGGCATATTCTAATTCCCTTAACTTCCTGTGCGTGCTCCCCGGTCAAGTTAATGAAATCATTTATCCACTCGGCAGTCTTCTTTTCTTTCTCCGCATATTCTTGGTATACAAATGTGCGGCCTTTTGGAGATAGGGCCGCCCAACCAACCCAAGTATATGCTTTGAACCCCCAATCAATTCCGACAATCTTCGGCCACCAGTTCGGAATCTCGAATGGTTCAATAACATGTCTTGCATTATCTGGCTCATCAGAGAGCGGCTCAAGTCGCCATTCATTAAAGACCTGCCCCTGATAAGTGTACCAATCTCCGAGGAGCTTAGCTCGCTTTTCTGCTTCAGGTAATGATTCGAGCTGTTGTATATAAGTAGGATTGGCTTTAAGAATATGAGGATTATCAGTAATCCTTGCTTGGATGAATATTCTTTTCTTGCCAGTCCTAGAATCTACTAATATCTTTCCTCCGAGCCTACATGGGTCAACGAATCTCTGACGGAAATAAGTGTGACCTACGTTACCGGGGTTAGTCGCACTCCGAATAATTGCCGGCAAATCTGTTGTTCTGCTTCTTGCTCGGGACATTGAAAGGTATTCATATTGGAATCCAGTAAATGAAGTAGATTCGTCCCAAGCGATGTAATTGTACTGAGCCGTATCATATTTTCTAACGTCTTGCTCTTTATCGGCGTGTCCGAATTTAATAAGCGCACCTGATGGAAATGTCCATTGCCTTTTGGATTCGTTATAAACTCCACCGACAGAGGGATACCATTCTTTACTGCGGAGAATAATTTCGGATTCAAGTTCCGGAAATGTTCTTCGAAGAATAAGTCCTTTAAAAAGAGGATGTTCATAAAATCCATATATAAGGGGAAGAACTAAAAGTATCTCACTTTTACCACTTCCTGCTGAACCACCGTATAAACCCTCGAAGATAGTGAAAGGAAGTGCTATGAACTCTTGCTGCTTCTTAGTCGGAGTCCATTCTTTCTCAATTCCCGACGTTACTTCAATCATCGAACTGTAACGGTTACTGTCCTAACTACAGTCTGTGAGTTAGAAGAACAACTTAATGTATACGTCGTAGTGAACGTAGGAGTAATCGGAGTGTTACCAGTATTAGGAACATCGCCAACAGTTGGCTCGATTCTACAAACTCCACTTGCAGACCAACGTAACGTAGTTGACTGAGTTAATGTAATGAAAGCATTATCGGTCGTGAAAGAATTAATAACCGCTGGCGCGGGATTAGTTGGTGTAACTGGGTTATTATTCTGGCCGTCCGGACCATTTCCATTAATCCTTACCTCGCATGAGGCTGCTGTGCAGAGAGCCGCACACAATAGAATAAATAAACATTTTCGCACTTTGACTCCTTTAACTAGGGTTCAACAACAATATTGGCAGAAACTCCAGAAGGAAATCTTGCACGTAAACGATACTTACCAGCAGCGTTCTTATCTACGTAGACTAGAACTCTGTCGAGTAAAGGTGCAGGAGGAGAGCTAAGAGCGAGAGAAAGGAGAGATTGAGCGCCACCTGCTACAGCTTTTTTAGCAATAACTATTGAGGAAGCAGTTGGACAACGAATAAAAGCTGCGGCTGTGGTAGCCTCATTAGCTAGAGCTGTCCAAACCGTTCCATTTACAGAGACTTCACAAGCTACCGTAGCTGCAATTTGACAAAGAGCAGCAGGTAAAGCAAAGACTTCATTCTGTAGAATGGAAGTAGGGTCGCCTAATTGTAAAGCTCGAAGGGCCATTAGTTGGCTCCTATTAGCTTCATCATACGAGAGTTAGTAACAGGAGATAATGATTTATCTTTATTCTTATTACCTTTCTTGGTAGCTTTCCCTTTTCCGGGACCTATACCAAGTTTATATCTTTCTTCCTTCTTTTTAGTCTTGGAATCTCCAAGAGTCTCTTTTTGAAGATCATCAACTAAAGATTTCATCGCATGGCCTCTACTTCAATGGCATCGTAATCAGATTTTTCTTTCTGCTTAGAGCCATGAATGTTAATTAGAATTTTAGGAGCGAATCCTTCTCCTTTACGTCCGTCCGGAGAGAATTCGCTAACTATCGCAGCCATATTACGGGCAATAGAGGAGGCTTCCTTTGCAGTTTCTTTATCTACTTTTCTATCAACTACTTCGAGGGAGGTCATTAAAATGTCGAGGGCTTTAGTGGAGATTTCTTTCTTGATGGGCCGGGCGGCCGCATCTATATCAGAAGATAATTCTTGATTATTAACTATGTTACTTATATTAGCTTGACTCGTACCAAATGCTTTAGCAACATTTTGTTGCGAGTCTACTTGTGCAAGAGCTCCAGCTAGAACCTTCATCTCTCTTGGAAGCTCAGGTCTTTTTCCTAGACCTTCTCGCCTCTTCAATTCGAGGTTCGACTGTCCTGAGAGTCTAGCTTTAAGTTGTTCAGGTGAGATATACATGTTATTAAGATAAAGTGTTAAAATTCCCTCACGCACGCGCGATTGTCTCATACCTTTACTAGCTTGTCAAATCGGCGAAATTACTCAGTAAATTCGCTATTTTTGGGCCACACGAAGTGAGGACAATTTAGGGACTGTTCTAAACCCTTTATTCAGTTTATTTTTGGATTAATAGTTCCTTTTGATTGTAGCTTAAAAGTATATATTTGTTCATATTTGTTAGTGCTTTCACGCATCCCCTCAGGAAGGTCAGATGAGACTCTCTGCGTCGGGTATATGGGGTATGATGCTCATGTTCAAGCAAGTAGTTGTTGCTTGAATGTGATGACAGACTAATCATTCTGATTACTGTGGTGTCCTACCACTCTGTTACTGTCATCATTTGGCTACCCTTAGCCTTTCTCTCACTACCGATAGGTGTGTCGTGTCGTCCGGGGACTATTCCGGTTCCATTACACTCCTGAGAATTGAATACCTGAAACGCCAGAAGGTCACTACTTTTGGGTGTCTAAGACCGGCCTACAATCCGGTAGCTACAGAAAAGTGAAACAGTAGCAGCGCCCACTTTATGAGAACCTAGCGTAGTAAGAAAAAACTGGCCGTCTTTCTTGACGCTTGTCTGTCTCATTCAAATCAGGAGACAGAAATGGCCGAAATACTGAAGACTCTCTCAGTGGTCTTGAACAAGTTCACGTTCAAGCGCAAGAAGACCGGCGGATTGTATGACGCAATGCAATTCGCTACTCCGGTTGCCAAAAAGACCCGCAAGGGCACTCTGGTAATCAAGCAGGACGTGTCGGAATATCTCAAGCTGACGGAGCGTGAAATTGATGCGCTTCTCAAGAAGCATGAGATTGACACAAAGGTTGCGAAGATTTACGGTGCAAACCGTATCCTTCGTCAGCGTGCCGCTGGTTCTGGAATGGTGGACGATATCATTTCCAGACTGCACGAAAACAACGTGCAGATTCCCGGCGTCACAGACGGTGAAAAGATTGCATCAGGTTATCGTGCAATCGCCACCAGCATCCTCACCCTTTACCGTGACAAACAGCGTCTCGGAAAAAAGGATTGGACCATCGACAAGTGCTACTCGACTGTCGTCGACTAGTAACAAATCGTGGTTATCAATACCGATAATCACGAATCGACAGA